GCAAAAGAAACTTCTCCTGTTCAAAACAGCAGCCCAGCAGCAAAAGGAATCGCACCATGGAAACGTGGATAGTATTTACACGATGCACTGCGGGGTGAGGCTTGGTACGGCAATGTGAGGCATGGCAAGGCGGAGCTATGCAGTGTAAAGCAAGGCAAGGTTATTTTTTAAAAAGGTATTTTGAAATATGAAAACTATATCAATTGCTATCGAGGGTACAACACCTCTTTTGTGTAATAAGTTTACAGATGCAGCACAAATGGCAGCAACTGAAGGTAACAAACTCTCGCTTATAGGTGATAAGGGCTCTCCACAGGAACAAGCAACTGTAAAATTATATATAGGTCATGATGGAAAACCTATGATTCCACAGCCGAATTTATTCCGCTGCATTATTGATGCTGGAAAGTTTTTTAAATGTGGAAAGTCAAAAGTCACAACGCAAAAATCATCACTGATTCCAGCTTGTGTAGAAATTGAAGGAATAGAAATACCTATTCAACATAAAGAATCCTGGTCTGTTGATACAAGAGCGGTTCGTATCCCAAGTACCGGAGGACGTATTTTATGTCATCGTCCCTGTTTCAACGACTGGAAACTCGAATTTATTATCAAAATTGACACTGACATGATCTCTCCCAAACTTTTACGTGAGATTATTGATGCGGCAGGAAGACGCATAGGTCTGGGAGATTTTCGACCAGACTGTAAAGGGCCATTTGGCAAATTTGTTGTGACAAACTGGAAGGAAGAATAAATGGCAATTTGTTTAGAGCTGCCATACCCGCCAAGTATTAATCACTATTTTAAGCGGCGGGGGATCAGGACATTCATAGGCGCTGAAGGCATGATATTTCGCAAGCAGGTTTGCATTGTCCTGATGGCAGCAAAAGTTCGACCGATGGCGGGGATACTCGCAATGAAGGTAAGAGTATACCCGCCGGATAGGCGAAAGCGTGATATTGATAATATTCAAAAACCGCTTCTGGATGCCTTGGAAAAAGGCAGAGCTTTTTTTAACGATTGCCAGATAAAGCACCTGACAATCGTTATGAAAGAGCCAATCGAAGGCGGAAAAACAATAGTAACAATAAGGAAAATCAGTGATACAACTTCGACCATATCAAAAACAAGCAGTTGATGCATGTTATAATCACTTGCGAAATTATGATGACAATCCTGTCATCGTGATCCCGACGGGTGGGGGTAAAACGCCCGTGATGGCAACACTATGCAGTGATGCTGTAAATATTTGGAGTGGTAGAGTTCTAATATTAGCGCACGTCAAAGAACTTTTAGAGCAAACATACAATACACTCACCAGCATTGACCCCGAATTGCATGTTGGCTTGCATTCAGCGGGTTTGAAAAGAAAATATACCCAGCACCCGGTTATCATTGCCGGTATTCAATCTGTGTATCGCAAGGCATTTGAGCTTGATCCGTTTGATTTGGTCGTAGTGGATGAAGCACACATGATTCCACCAGAAGGTGAAGGAATGTACCAAAGCTTTCTTGGTGATGCCCATATCGTCAATCCAAATTTGCGTGTCATTGGACTTACAGCAACACCATTTAGAATGACAACAGGTTTGATATGCCAGCCGGACCATTTTTTAAATTCTATCTGCTTCGAAGTAGGTATTAAAGAATTAATCCGCGATGGTTATCTCTGTCCTTTACGCAGTAAAGCATCCAAAACCAGGGTTGATACAAGCGGTCTTCATATTCGCGGTGGTGAATTCATTTCCAATGAACTTGAAGAATTGATGGATACTAATGCCAGGGTAAAGGCTGCATGTTCTGAAATCCTCGAATATACGCAGGATAGAAATGCGGTTCTTATTTTTGCAGCGGGTGTTGAACACGGCAAACATATTCAGCAGATTTTCCAGGAGCAACATCACATCGAATGCGGATTTGTCTCTGGCGATAGTCCCGATGGCTGGCGAAAGAAGATGATAGATGATTTCCGAAGTGGCAAACTCAAATATCTGTGCAATGTAAATGTATTAACTACAGGTTTTGATGCACCTAATATCGATTGTATAGCAATGTTGCGCCCGACAATGTCGCCGGGCCTTTATTACCAAATGGTAGGAAGGGGTTTTAGATTACATGAAAGAAAAAATGATTGTCTGGTATTGGATTTTGGTGGAAATATTCTTCGTCATGGTCCCGTCGATTGCCTTCGGGTCACAGACAAAATGGTCAAAGGCAATGGAGATGCACCCGCAAAAGAATGCCCCGGATGTTTTGAAATCATTCACGCTGCCTATACAAGATGTCCCGCTTGTGGATACCAGTTCCCACCGCCGGAAAAAACAAAGCACGAGACCACTGCCAGTACCGAAGGGATTCTGTCAGACCAGGCAAGTGTTAATGAATACCCAGTCGAAGAGGTGTTATACAACGTTCACACCAAGAAAAGTGCTAAAGCCGAATCACCTCGAACCATGCGAGTGCAATATAAAATAGGTTTCGGTTCATACATTTCAGAATGGATATGTTTTGAGCATACGGGTTTCGCACGGCACAAAGCCGAAGTTTGGTGGAAGCAAAGGTCGAGCGATTCAATTCCAGATGATTCTGAAATGGCAGTCTTTTTTGCCACAAATGGAAGACTGAGAGAGCCAATAAAAATAATTGTAAAACATATTGCCGGCCAGAAGTTTGACCAGATAACCGGTTATCAATTCGAAGATCCGGAACAGCCAGAATGGCAGTTTGACAAGACTGTTCCTGACTATGTCCAGGCCGACGATTCAATACCTTTTTGATTTAAGAAAAAACTATGCCCAATCTAAAAGAAATATCTTTTTCATATTTTAAAGCCGGCCTCTCAGTTCTGCCGGCAAATACTAAAATGAAATTTGCAGCATTGTCAGGCTGGAAAGAATACCAACAGCGTTTGCCGTATGATTCCGAAATAAACAACTGGTTCAACAATGGCAATAGCGGTATATGTATCGTGACCGGTAAAGTCTCCGGCAATCTCGAAATGATAGATTTTGATATTGCCGCTGAAATGTTCGAACCGTGGCGAGAAATTATAGCAAAAGAATCACCCGATTTACTTACAAAGCTTGTTATCGAAAAATCTCAATCAGGTGGTCGGCATGTTATTTACCGCTGCCAGGAACAAATTTCCAAAAGCCTTAAGCTTGCCAAACGCAAAATAGTAGTAGCAAATAATGATGAAGAAACTTTTTGCGGCAAGACATTTAAGCCAATCCAAGATACGGATGGAAGCTGGTATATCCTGCCGACATATATTGAAACTCGTGGTGAAGGTGGTTTGTTTCTGTGTGCGCCAACACCCGGATACGAGCTTATCCAAAATGATTTTACTAAAATATCTGTAATATCATCCGACCAGCGTGATATACTTCTTAGTGCAGCGTTATCTTTAAACGAGTATGTTCCAGAACCTGTCCAGTCAAATCAAACAACATCCACTCCATCAGGTAATCTGCGGCCCGGCGATGATTACAATGCAAATGGTGATTTAAGGGAAGTTTTGCTTCAACATGGCTGGCAATGTTATCAGGGTGGTGAAAATGAGCATTGGTGCAGGCCGGGCAAAGCAGGTGGGACATCTGCAACACTTAAAAATCGAGTTTTTTATGTATTCAGTACCAACGCCCATCCATTCGAGAGTGAAAAGGCTTATTCACCATTCAGTGTTTATACGCTTTTAGAACATAACGGTGATTACAGCAGGGCTGCGCAGACGCTGGCAGCTAAAGGTTTTGGTGAAAAAAATATCGAACCATCTTCAGATGTAAATATTTCAGCATTAGTCAAATCTTTTGAAAAACAAGATAAACAAGTTCAGCGGTTCACTGATCCGGGGCCAATACCGCTGGAACTTTTGCGTGTGCCTGGCTATATGTCAAGAGTTATAGATTTTTGTATGCAGGTTTCAGCATACCCCAATCAGCATATGGCGTTTTGTGGCAGTTTGGCAGGGCAATCTTATCTATGCGGCCGCAAGGTTCGTGAGAAGGGCGATCTTCGGCCCAATATTTATATCCTGGCTCTTGCCGGAGCTTCAACGGGTAAAGATTATCCCAGAAAAATAAACGCTCATATCTTAAATCAAATAGGCGATATGAATTCCCTCGGAGATAAATTCGCATCAGGTGAGGGGTTGCAGGATGCGATGTTTCAAACGCCGTGTATGCTCTTCCAGAATGATGAAGTTGATACCATGCTCCAATCATTCAACAAGAGTCGTGATGGCCATTTAGAGAGTATCATGGGCACGCTGCTGACAATGTACACATCCAGCAATTCCATATATCCAATGCGGCGCAAGGCTGGTAAACAGCAGGCAGGATTTATCAACCAACCGCATTTGACACTTTTTGGCACAGCCACCCCAACGTATTATTATGCTGCCCTTAGCGAGCGAATGCTGACCAATGGTTTTATTGCAAGAATGATAACTATTGATGTAGGCAAACGCTCAACTGGCAAAGATGCCGGCCTGATTGATTCAATGCCACAGGAAATCCTCGAAATTGCCAAATGGTGGAAGGATTTTAATCCCGGAAAACCAAATAATCTTATCGATGTAAATCCTGTACCGGCAATTGTTGATTATTCTGCTGAAGGTAAACGCATTCTCGATGATTTCAGGGTATTTGCAGACGATGAATACTCAAAGGCAGAAGATAGTAACGATGAAGTTTCAAAAACTGTATGGGGCAGGGCAAATGAAAATGCTCGTAAGCTGGCTCTGATTTACAGCTGCAGTGAAAATCATTTATCACCCTTAATTAGCGGAGCGGCTGCAAAGTGGTCTGTTGAGCTGATGACGCATCAGCTTCGAAGGATGCTTTATCTTTCGCAATGCTACGTTGCTGACAATGATTTCCATGCTTTATGCCTCAAGGTCAAACAAAAACTTCGTCAAGCGGACGAGAGAACATTGCTGCACAGTGTACTGCTCAAGCGGATGAAAATCGATAAAACTAATTTCCGCAATATCATCGAAACTCTTAATGAGCAAGGTGATATCGAAACAATAACTATTCCAACTAAAACCAATAAAGGGACGGGCTATCGCCTGCTGGAGGAATAAATATGTCTTCACCAAAGATAATGAATATTTCACCAAAGGGTGAAAGATTTAAGGGGTTTGACGGGTTTAAGAGCGTTTTTGTGCCAGAAAAGTTTCAGAAAGTGAAAAATGCCAACAGTCAGGGTGAAGCATTTGGGGAAAGATTCAAAAGTCATAAGTATATGAAAAATAATATATATATAAAAAATAATAATAATCTTTCACCTATTCACCCCACACACGCACACGCGCGATGTAATGCGCGCGCACGCGTATAGACGGGGTGAAAAGGGAAGAATTCAAAAAGTCGTTACAGATTAACAAAGAACAGGGATATGAATACAACAACAATTAAAAACGAAAAGCAACATTTTTACGCTCACTACTGCCTGGATTGCCAGATGATGTATTTCGGCAGAGAGCTGAATGTCGTCAAACCTTGTGTTCGTTGTGGAAGCAAAAATGTCCTCAATGGCCCACTAATGGCATCAAAAGAAAAATTATCGGCGATGTCGCCGGTAAATAAATAAACACTTTTTTTAGGAGTACAAAAATGAAATCAGTAAAACAATTTAGTAAATGGGATGTAGTGATTGCAGCAATTATCGTGGTAACTGCTTTGGCAATTGCACTTGGTGGATGTCAAATGCCAAATATACAGACAGATGACCTCCGAACGCTGGCTGACCAGACCCAGCAGTTAAGCAGTCAGGTGGACCAGTTTCAACAGCAGACGCAGGCTACGCTGGAAACGCTCAAACAAAACGGAGCAGTTGATGGCAACACGCTTGCAAAAATTGAAAGACTTCAAAGTACAATCAACGCGGTTCAGGACAAGACGCAGGTTATTGCCAGCGCAATCAAAAATGCACAGTACAGCAATTCAGATGGTTTGACTACTGTGTTTGAAGGAGCACGAGCCGCTAATGCAGCCAGCACTCCGTTTAATCCTTACGCACCGCTGATTGAGATTGGCTTAGGTCTTGCAGCGGCAACGGCAACAGCACTGGCCAAAAGAAATGCCCAGAAAGCTGCCCAGGCACAGTCCAAATACGAAGCACACAAGCAGGGCGTTGAATTAACTATGAAGCAGGTATCGCAATCAACAGTGCCGGAAGTAAAAGCTGTTGAGACGCAGTTGTATCAGAACATTGGTGAAGCAAGAAAGACAACGCTTGGTAGTTAACTTTTTAAAAATCGCACACGTTCGCATAGGTTGCGATGAGAAAAAAATACGCATTATCCCTACGGATGTGCTGATATGTCGCAACCTGGCGCAACGTGGTGTGAACGTGATATAAAAAAATGGTTCCTTCGCCGTTAAAACGCGTTTAACCGCAGCGGGAACAATCACAAAGTAAGACAGAGTTGGTTTCCGTGTAAAAAATATTTTTAGGAATTTTATAATGAATATACAAATGCGTAATATCAATGACATTCATCCGTATGAAAACAATCCACGCGTAAATGAAAAGGCCGTGGAGTCGGTTATGGCAAGTTTAAAAGAGTTTGGTTTTCGCCAGCCCATAGTGGTTGATAAAGACGGCGCTATTATTGTCGGGCATACCCGCTATAAAGCCGCTCAAAAGTTGGGCATTGAAAAAGTTCCCGTCCATGTGGCTAAAGATTTAACCGAAGCGCAGATTAAGGCGTATCGAATCGCGGATAATCAGACCGCAACCATAGCGGATTGGGATTATGAACTATTGCCAATCGAATTAAAAGAACTTCAAGTTATGAATTTTGATATTGATTTGCTCGGATTTGATGAAGATGAACTTCAAAAGATTCTTGGCCAGGAAATAACAGAAGGTTTAACCGATCCGGATGAAGTTCCCGAACCACCTAAAGTTGCAATCACCAAACCCGGCGATATCTGGTTACTTGGCGCTCATTCTATTTGTCCACATTGCAAGGAGAAAAATTATGTTACCAAATAATCATCAATGCAATTGTTCCAAGTGCGGCAAAGAATATACCGCCCAGTTACAGTACGATCATCGTCTCATGTGCGGTGATTCAACAAAAAAAGATGATGTCGAACTTCTAATGGATGGCAAAAAAGCCCAGATGGTGTTTACAGACCCACCCTGGAATGTTGCGATTGGCCAGGATTCTAATCCTCGCCACAGGCAGCGTGAAGGTTTGGAAAACGACTCTTTATCGCCGGAGGAATTCAAAACATTTTTACAGTCATTTGCATTATTGATGGCACAACATTGCAGCGGTGATATCTACTGTGTTCTTGGCGCTTCGGAATGGCCAACCTTGGATTTATGCCTGCGTCAGGCTGGTTATCACTGGTCGGCAACAATTATCTGGGTCAAAGATATCTTTGTTCTCGGTAGAAGCAAATATCATCGCAGATATGAACCAATCTGGTATGGCTGGTATAAGGATGGCACATCGTCATTTGGCGAGCGAAGAGACCTGGATGATGTATGGGAGATTGCCCGGCCCAGGGTCAGTGAAGAGCAGAAACTTGGACGCAGGTGTTTTGGTATGGAAATCTCACCTGAATATTGTGATGTTATCATAAAACGTTATGAAGATTTTACTGGCAATAAGGCTATGAGGGTAAACGATGGTAACCTTTAAATGTACAAAATGCGGTAAGGAATATGAAGCTACTATTCAATCTACACATCGTGTAATGTGTGGCGACAGCACATCAGGTCAAGATGTGGAACGTTTGATGGCGGGTAAATCGGCAACGCTGTGTTTCACATCGCCGCCTTACAATGTCGGTAATAATTCGCTGGGTGGGAATAAAAACAGGGTGGATTCCAAGTATCTTAACGACGACGATGATAAATCCCCGCAGGAGTATCTGGATTTTCTAATTAAGTTTACGGCTATTGCACTAAAAATATCGAAAACAATAGCTATCAATCTCCAATCTCTGGCGGGAAATAAGATTGCGGTAATTGAATGGATATATCATTTTCGGCATAATTTTGTCGATCGGATGGTATGGTTCAAGGGACAGGGGCAGCCCGCAATGGCAGCCAATGTGATGAATTCACGTTTTGAGGATGTCTGGATACTCTCGCCTGAGAATAATCCGAAACGCAATATTGCAACTGGTAAATTTCATTCAACAGTTTCCAATGTATATGAAGGTCGTGGTGCTTCGGGTGAAAACACATATGAATCAATTCATGCAGCAGTAATGCCAATTCACTTTGCTCTGCATATTTTAACATCTTTTGATGGCATAGGTGGAATTGTTTACGAACCTTTTGGCGGATCAGGAACCACACTTATTGCCGCCGAGCAATTGGGCAGACAGTGTTACGCCATGGAGCTCGATCCTGTTTATGTCGATTTGATAATAAAACGCTGGGAGGATTTTACTGGTAGAACAGCGATTCTGGCAAACGACATCATTTTGGCGAGATGAACTATAATGCTATCTAAGGTTTTTAACAATACGTTAGTAAAGAATTCTTGTCTAGGAATTGCCGGTAGTAAAGAACTCTTTACTAAGGATTTTTGCCGAAAAGCTCAACGACAAATCCCCAACTACTACAGCTGGGGATTGTCAAATGCACATATGGTTGCCGGATTATTTGGCAAGTTCGAACTTGCCACGCTCGGTTTTACGAAATCGAGATTCAGCGCCTTTGTTCTTAATTTCAGTAATGATAGCGCTATAAATTGTCGCTGCGGGGGTCTTGCCATCGGTCTTCCAATAGCCTTTTTCGTGCATCAGTTTGACCATTTCCGGGCAGGTCATCGGTCTTGCTTCTTCCTCAAGAACGCGCAAAGCGCAACTCAAACCACCAGGTTTGGATTGCGTGCGTTCTTTCTTGCCAGATGTATCTATGATCGGTTCGGTAGTGTTCTCAACCTGCGCCGCCTTGGCGGTTTTAGGTTTATAAGGGCCGCGAAGACAACCTGGCGATTTGATGTGGATAGTTTTATCGGTATTTACGTTAATGCCATTATAGCCGCCATCCGGGGTTTGACCCATAATGCGAATACCAATAATATTCTTGCCGACTTTCATTGCGTAGGTTTTGCTGATCTGGATTTCGTTTGCGTTCATTATAAGTTTCCTTTCGTTAAAAATAATTTTCTATCTGCTTTGAACAATAGTAATTTGAAATTCACTGCCATCTTCTGTTCGAACAACAAGACCGTTGTTTGTAGTGAGAACACCGGCACATTCAAAAGTTCGTGTAGAGATAATGTCATCTTGTTCTATCAATGCATCTGCTATAATTTGTTCCATCATCATTTCGTTCATTTTAAAATCTCCTTAATCTGCAAAAAGTGTTATCATTCTGAAAAAATCATGTTTCATACTGTTGGTGCCATGGCATCCATCGAGTTGAAACTGTATGCATTCGGCCATGCTGAACATATCGTCCCGATCATCCGGCGATACACGATGGATGTTTATGCAATTTCCGGTGTTATCTGCGATATGACAGACGATGCTTTTTTCTTCTCTGCTTATTGTTGCTATATACCCAGTTTGGCCTTCGAGCGTGATTGTTTTAACTTTCATTTATATCTCCTTGCAATTGTTTATTTTTACGATCATCATTTTTTGCTGTTTGGGTTTTGGTTTGATAACGTTGATGTCGTAGCGGCCATCTGTGTAGACTCCGACGACTCTGCCGCGAATTCCTTTGTATTTGCCTTTTGTGATTTCGATCTTCATTTGTTGGTCCTTTCGTTTTGGGTTTCGTTTATGTGTGGGTTGTGGGTTAAATCTTCGAGTGATTCTTGGATTTGGTTTTCTGATATGCCGCTAAATATCGCCAATGCTCTTATCAATTCTCTTCGGGCATCAACTGGCGAGCCGGTATTTGTTTCTTTCGCGAGTTCGCATTCAAACCATCCGAGCAGGTTTGCGATATCGAATTTTGCTTTTTTATATTCTTCGTTTACGTCTGACATATATGTTCCTTTCAATTATGAACCCATCAGGCCATTGTTTCGCTAATAAGCCAAGGTAATTAATGCATTATTTTTAAAAATATGTGAGATTTTAAAATGATTACGGACAAGACAAGCTTACAAATCAACCCGATGGCAATAAAACCTGCCGATATTGCCAAATTGCTTAGAACGGCAAGTGGACAACAGGTCTCCGAATCAATGGTACAAGCGGCTATCGATTCTGGAGCACCTGTGGATGCAAAAGGATTTATCAATCTTGTGGAATTTATAGCCTGGCTGGAAAAGCAGAATCAACGATGAGTATAGATCTTAAACAATTAAAGCCCGCTAAGCTTGCGGCATTATTGAATTCGACACGACTTGGTGAAGTAACCAGCGAATCGCGTGTTCGTCGTAATGTCATTCGTGCCGGTCTGCGCATAGGCGATAGTACCAGGGTAAATGTGTTGTCGTATGCAGCATGGATGCTTTGCAGCTGGTATGCAAAATTATCAACCCAACCATCAACCGGGCTTACTGGTTACGATGCAAAAAAAGAAAAACAACGAGCCCGCAATGCCGAACTGTCTGCATCCGGCCGTGATATTGGCCAGCTTCCTGCTGTTGTTAATCCTGATCGCAAAGCAAAAGCGGCAGTCAATTTCAGGTTTTTTTGTGAAGCTTATTTTCCGCAAACATTCAGGTTGGAATGGTCTGACGATCATCTAAAGATTATGGCTAAAATCGAGCAGGCCGTTTTGCGAGGAGGATTGTTTGCTATGGCTATGCCAAGAGGCAGTGGTAAAACAACGCTTGCTGAGATAGCATGCCTGTGGTCGATACTCATCGGCGCAAGAGATTTTGTATGCCTCGTCGGTTCGGACAAAGATCATGCAATTAGTATGCTCGACAGTATCAGAACCGAATGCGAGATCAATGAACTTCTTTTGGAAGATTATCCAGAAGCACTTTTTCCTATTCAGTGTCTTGAGCGTATTGCAAATCGTGCCAAAGGTCAGACATACAAAGGAATTCCAACGAGAATCAGCTGGATTGGTGATGAAATTGTCCTGCCGACAATAGAAGGTTCACCAGCCAGCGGCGCTATTATTCGTGTTGCTGGTATCGAAGGACGTATCCGCGGTATGAAATACAAACGCGCCGATGGTAAAAGTGTGAGACCATCACTTGTAGTTATCGATGATCCACAGACTGACGAATCGGCACGTAGTCCTATTCAGATTAAATCTCGTATGGAAACATTGAATGGTGCCATATTAAATCTTGCCGGTCCGGGACAAAAGATTTCAGGTATCATGCCATGTACGGTAATACGTCCGGGCGATCTTGCTGACCAGATTCTTGATAGGGATAAATTTCCTCAGTGGCAGGGTGAACGAACTAAGATGGTGTATTCATTCCCGGTAAATGAAGCTTTATGGTCAAAATATGCACAATTGCGCAGCGAGAGTTTTAAAAATGATGGCGATGGTAGTCAAGCGACGGAATTTTATCGTGAAAATCGCAGAGCAATGGATGATGGTGCTGTAATCGCATGGCCGCAGCGGTATAACTGCGATGAACTTTCCGCGATTCAACATGCCATGAATTTAAAACTTCAGGATGAGGCGGCATTTTTTGCAGAATATCAAAACGAACCGTTGCCGGAACAACAAGGTGATGCCGATCAGTTGAGTTCTGAACAGATTACTGAAAAAATAAACAATTTTTCACGCGGGCAAATACCTGTCGGGTGTAACCACATTACAATGTTCGTGGATGTTCAAGCCAAGGCTTTGTTTTTTGTGGTAGCTGCATGGGAAGATGATTTTACCGGATATGTCATAGATTATGGTACATGGCCGGGCCAGAAACAGGCGTATTTTACGCTGCGTAATATAACCAGAACGCTTGCAAACGCATCATCAGCATCCGGAATTGAAGGTGCGATATATGATGGACTGGATAAATTAGTAAGTTCCTATCTTAGCCGACAATGGAGGCGTGATGATGGAGCATATCTGGCAATTGACAGATGTCTTATAGATGCTAACTGGGGACAATCTACGGATGTGGTATATAAATTCTGCAGGCAAAGTTCACATTCGGCAGTTCTTTTACCAAGCCATGGTAAATTCGTGGGCGCATCGAGTATTCCATTTAGCGAATATATTAAAAAACGAGGAGATCGCGTAGGACATCATTGGCGAATACCATCTATGATAAACAGACGAGCCATTCGTCATGTTCTTATTGATACTAATTACTGGAAGTCGTTTGTACATGCGAGATTGGCAGTTTCGATGGGCGATCCTGGAAGTTTGTCATTATTTGGCAAGAAACCTCAGATACATCAACTATTTTCGGAACATCTTACCGCAGAATATTGCATTCGTACCCAGGGAAGAGGACGTGTGGTCGATGAATGGAAGATGCGTGCAGGAAGTCCGGACAATCACTGGTTTGACTGTCTGGTCGGATGCAGCGTTGCGGCATCAATTCAGGGCGCTGTCTTATTCGCAGCAGATTTACAAAATAAAGTTCGGACTCGCATAAAACTTTCCGATATTCAGAGGAGCAGAGGATAGTGAGAAACGATCTTGATAAAAATAAACAATCAACTATTCGAGGATTAGTCTGCCATCAATGTGGATGTCAACATTTTTATACTATTTATACTCGGCCACGTCCCACAGGTATTATACGATTGAAAGAATGTCGCTATTGCGGCAAACGCATACATACCAACGAGCAAATCGCAAAATAATTACACATATGTAACTTCAACAGAAATATTCCTTCCTACCCGTTACAAAAATCGGCATTTAGGTAATAGATATCTTATAGAGGGACATATTTTTTTATGGCTGAAAATTTGGAAAAAACGATTGAAGAAAATTTAAAGTCGCCAGCAAAAGTTACTAGCGATGGTGTCTCTGTCGAGCAGCATCCGCTGGCAGACCAGATTGCCGCTGATAAATACCTGGCAAGTAAGAATGCGACCCAGCGAAAAGGTCTTGGTATAAAGTTCTCAAAATTATCTCCTCCAGGAGCAGAATAATGTTGTGGTTTGGTAAAAATAAAAAGCAAAAGACCTTTCATCCTGCAGGGCGAATCCTGCGGGCGAGGTTTGATGCTGCCCAGACCACAACTGATAATCATCGCCACTGGTTAAATGCAGATTCGCTTTCTGCTGATAGTGCTGCAAGCCCTGATGTCCGCAAAACTCTTCGTAACCGCTCTCGCTACGAGGTTGCAAATAACAGTTACGCTCGCGGCATAGTTACTACGCTTGCCAATGATGTTGTTGGCACAGGGCCAAGGCTTCAGATGCTTACCGATGATGATTATGGCAACGGCATTATCGAAACAGAATTTATGAACTGGGCATCTCAAATCAAACTTGCTCAGAAACTTCGTACTATGCGAATGGCAAGGGCATCTGATGGTGAGGCTTTCGGAATACTTTCAATAAACAGGAATTTAAATTCTCCTGTAAAACTTGACCTTCGGCTTATTGAAGCAGACCAGGTTACAACTCCGTGGTCAAAAAATTATATTTTAAACAATCAGGTAGATGGAATCGAATTCGATTCTTTTGGCAATCCTGCCGGCTATTTCGTTCTCAAAAACCATCCCGGCTCAATGTCGAGTACATCTTTTTGCGAATATAACACTATCGATGCCGATTCGATGATTCATTGGTTCAGAGCAGACCGTCCCGGACAAAGCAGGGGGATTCCTGAAATTACTCCTGCTTTGCCGCTATTTGCACAGCTTCGGCGATATACACTTGCCGTTATTGCAGCTGCCGAAACAGCTGCTGATTTTGCAGCGGTACTTTATACCGATTCACCTGCCAATGGTGAGGCTGCGAATTTAGAGCCGATGGATGTAGTTGCATTAGAAAAGCGAATGGCAACAACTTTGCCTGATGGCTGGAAGCTGGGCCAGATAGAGGCACATCAGCCAACGACAACTTACGGTGAGTTTAAAAATCAGATTTTAAATGAAATCGCCCGCTGTCTGAATATGCCATTTAATATCGCGGCATGTAATTCATCGGGGTACAACTATGCATCAGGCAGGCTCGACCATCAGACATATTACAAGAGTATCAGGGTGGATCAGGCGGACATGGCACTTGTCATATTAGATCGTATTCTTCAGGCATGGCTCAATGAGGCAATTTTAATTTCTGATTATTTGCCGCTGAACTGGCGTACTATTCGCCGGTATCCACATCAATGGTTTTGGGATGGCACAGAACATGTCGACCCTGCCAAAGAGGCAAAAGCACAGCAAATGCGATTAGCTAATCATACCACAACTTTGGCTGATGAATATGCAAAACAAGGCAAGGACTGGGAGGTAGAACTTCGCCAGCAAGCTCGTGAAAAACAGCTTATGAATGAGCTTGGTATTTCACCGGAAACAATAACAACTTCAATTACGGAGACAAACGAAGATGAAGAACAGTAAATTAAATCTAACAGCAAACTTTTCAATCGAAGCAGCACAGGCAACCGGTGAGAACGAAAAGCCTAAGAACAGGCGTTTTTCAATGACGGCATATACAGGTGGCCCGATGACACTTGAAGGCTGGAAATATCCTGTGGTTATTGACCTGCAGGGTTTGAATGTCGGCAGTTCATCGCGGCCGATATTTATCAGTCATAATCAGGACATCGATGACTTGCTTGGCCAGACTGACCATGTGGACATTGTAGAAAATAATCTTATCGCTGTCGGCGAAATCTTAGGCGACTCACCTCGCGCTACGCGTGTAATTGCCCTGGCAGATAAAGGTTTTAACTGGCAGGCATCTATTGGGGCAAGGGCCGATCAGGTCGAATTTATCAAAGCAGGTAGTATCGCTAAAGCAAATGGCAAAGATTTTACAGGCCCGTTGAATGTCGCACGTAAATCGACCCTGGGTGAAATAAGTTTCGTAACCCTCGGCGCAGATAACAATACATCGGCAACAATTGCCGCAAACTTTCAGGAGCAAACTATGGAAAATATTGAAAATAAAAAAGAAGAAACAACCATAACTGCAGAAAGCACCACCGCAGATATCAGGGCAGCGGCTGCTGCAGAGACTTCACGCATTGCAGCTATCAAAAAAATCTGCGGCAGTAAATACGATGATATTGAGGCCAAGGCGATTGCTGAGGGTTGGGACCAGAGCAAATGTGAACTGGAAGTCCTGCGGGCATCCAGACCCACAGTAAATATCATCACTTCGCAGAAAATCACTGCAACTCCCAAGGTCTTTGAGGCTATAGCTTTGATGTCATCTGGTGTCCAGACCGGCCGGCTTGAAAAACTCTACGATGTCCAGACTCTGGAAGCGGCAGATAAGCTTCGCGGTATTGGTATCCAGGAATACTGCGAGCAGATTTGCGGGATGCAATTGCCAAGGTTCCGCAGGGATGCCTCAGCATGGCTGTCTGCTGCATTCAGCACAGCATCGTTGCCTGGAATACTTTCTAATGTAGCAAATAAAATGCTATTGGAAGGTTATAGTTATATCGAAGATACCTGGCGAAAGATTTGCAAGATTGCAAGTGTTAACGATTTTAAAGAGCACAGCAGGTATCGTATGACCGGAAGTTTCAAGTTCGAGCAGGTTGGCCCGGATGGTGAACTCAAGCACGGCAAAGTCGATGAGCAGAAGTATGGTCAGAAGGCAGATACCCACGGTATTATGTTTGCCCTTACCCGTCAGATGATTATCAATGATGACCTGGCTGCATTTACAGATCTGCCCAGACAAATCGGTATGGGAGCGGCTGAAGCGATTGCTGATGCTGTGTGGGGGCTTTTACTCTCCAATCCATCGAGCTTTTTCTCGATGGCTCATAAAAATTACAAGGATGGCGCAGATACAGCACTGTGCGTCGATTCGCTTACCGATGCGGAGGTGATGTTCAATGATCAGACTAAGCCAAATGGTAGACCGCTTGGTATTCAGCCATCGATTATTTTAGTACCAACAGCGTTGAGAGTTCCTGCTGATATGCTCATGAAGTCACAGACTCTCAATGAAACTACCACAGCCAATAAGGGCAAACCTGCAAACAACCCACACGTTGGCAAGTTCGAGGTTGTCTCAAGCAGTTTCCTCTCGAATTCATCGTTCAGCGGTTACAGCTCGAAGGCATGGTATCTGTTTGCAGATCCCAACAGATTGCCTGCTTTGGAAGTTGCGTTCTTGAATGGAATCGATCAGCCCACAGTTGAAAAGACGGATGCCGATTTTAATACACTCGGCATTCAGTTCAGGGGCTTTATTGATTTTGGTGTCAGAGAGCAGGATTATCGTGGTGCTGTGAAATTCAAGGGCGAAGCGTAATAAATAATAAACTTTCTCAAATATAGGAGTATTCAAAATGGCTTATACAATTAGTTTCTATCAGAATGGCAAATCAATCGATTACACCCCGGCTGTTGATGTAGCAGCCGGTACTATCGTTGTCCTCAAAGGTCTTGTCGGCATAACCAAACTGGATATCCCGGCAAATGTAAAAGGTGCACTCGCCATTGAAGGTATCTTTGCAGTGCCTAAAAAGAACGAAGCTTTTGCAGCAGGGCTGCCTGTCTGGTTCGATGCTGATGGCAACCCGCAGGGCGGCACTGCAGGAACTGGTGCTGCAACTCAGATTGGCGGTGATGCACAGGCATCTGGTGATACGCTTCTTGGCACAGCAGTCATCGCAGCTGCCGCAGCGGACCAGTTTGTTTATGTTGCATTGAATAAATTCGATGCCAGGATTCCGGTGTTTGCAACATCTGCCCGCATTACAAAGGCGGCAAGTGCAAACGCAGCGGCTACAGAATCTGGTGTTTGTTACGATGTAACAGCCGATGCTGTCGTAATCACACTTCCGGCGACAGCCGTTGGTCTTGAATTTACGGTTATGAATATGGCAGCAGATGCAGCTGCGCTTGTTGAAGTGGATTTCCAGGCTGCTGATAAAAACCTTGGCGGTCTTGGTATAGCAGCAGGTGGTGATGGTAAGAAATTATCAAACACCAAGGCAACGGCAAAGAAAGGTGATTTTATTACTTTGGTTTCCGATGGTACAGATGGCTATCGAATAAAAGCGATTCGCGGAACATGGAGTCAGGAAGCGTAATGACTAATCTTCTAAAAAATGGGATTGATTTTTTAGCCCAGAAGCTAAAGGCATACGCCTCGGAAACTGTGATCTACAAACGTGGTCTGAATAGTATCAGTATCCAGGCCACGTTTGGCAAAACAGATTACCAGATAGAAGATGATTCCGGCCTTAAGATTGGTGGTTCGGTAATAGATTTTTTATTTGCAGCCCAGGATTTGGTAATCAATGGAACTCAAACAACTCCGCAGGCCGGTGACCAGATTCAGATTAATTCGGCCATTTATGAGGCAATGTTTTTACCAGATGGCTACTGGCGATATAGCGATCCTTACAGAACGATTATTCGTCTTCATACAAAGGAAATTTAAATGTCACTTACAACGAAAATATTTTTGTCCGGTGTGCCTTTTTTCATGCTGGCAACAACCTCTGGTGAAGTTGTTACCATTGCCGATGAGTTTATGAAATATGGTGAGCTGGGATTGTGTTTTGCTCTTGTGGCGTATTTGATGTACAGCAATTACTGCCTGGTTGCATCGCTTCAGAAGATGATAAAAGACAAGACTGCCCAGGAAGAGCGTTTAATAAATGCCTTGCAGACTTTCTGTGCTGTCTGTCGGGAACGGCCGTGCCTTATCGAGGCAAATGCGTTTAAGGTTGATAATCCAGATGGCATAGTAAAGGCGGCAGGAGATAATCAGTAATGGCCAATACCGCGATTTCAATTGCCGATGAGGTGGTAAAAACGCTTAACAGTGGCGGTGTTACAGCGACAAGGTCATTGTTTCCATTTTATGAATTAAAAGACCTGGCTTCATTGAAAGTAACTGTCGTTCCAAAATCTGTGGATATACAGTCTTCCAGCCGCAGTGCAAGCGAGTTTGATTATCAAATCGATATTGCATTTCAAAAGTCCGTCAAATCACCGGATGATTCGGAAGTAAGTACACTGGCGGATTTGGTTTTAAATACGGCAAAGAGTTTTCGGGGCAAGGTGTATCAGGCTGTTAATGCAGTCTGTTCTAAAGTCGGCGTTCTTTTATATTCAGCCGAGCATATCCAGCCACCGAGTGTATTTACAAGTGTAATAACATTGAATTTTAAGGTTATTGAATAAGGAATAAATGGGCTTTGGACTCTGGACTTTGGGCTATAGATAGGAATGACGTTTTGCCTAAAGCCTAAAGTCCAAAGCCTAAAGGAGTAAAAATTATGCCATTACCAAAGGAAACATCCAATACTGTTGTGCCTAACTCGCTGATTATACCGCAGATAGTTTTGCAGACAGGTATTGTAAACGGTCAACTTATCACATCAGCGACAATCACATTGCAAGATGCTCATTATGACCAGACAACAGGCCGATGGGTTGAAACTGGTGGTGCAGCAAAAATGCTTTTCATTCCTGATGTGATGAAACTCGAAACTGACATCACAGGTTTGCAGGCCGATGTTGATGCGGTCTTCGGTGGTCTTGTCAAGATAATCGGTCAAATCAACTCCATTCGCAAGGTGCTGTAATGGCCGTATGGTACGCAAGAAGTATTGTCGAAGATGAAGATGAATATCACGTTTGGTCGTTAAATGCAACGGGTGAAATCGGAGAAGAATTGAATCTTGGCGATGCGGATGCAACTACTGTTTTGTGTGCCAACGGTGTTTCGGGCATTGAAATAGGCAGTATAACTTGCCTGCGACTGTCAACAGCCGCCGAGGGTGGCACAGCCGGTGGCGGTTTCATAGTTAGCGGTAACGCAACTATCAATGCCAATATTGTCGCAGGTGCATCAGTATGTCTTTCTTGTGATACGAACAATCTGACCATAAACGGCAATTTAACTTCAGGCAGTACAGCATCAGCAAAAGCGTTGGTAGTTGGCGACATTTGCAATATTACAATAAATGGCAACATAACAGCCCTTGCCGCCAACGGTGTTGATTTAAACTACCCAGAAGCCGGCTCGGTTGTGAATATAACCGGCAACATATACGCAAGCACTACAACTGGCAGCAGACACGGTATTACCGTTGGCAGTGCAACGCTCAATGTCACAGGCAATCTTATAGGAGGTGCTACTGGCTCGTGCGGAATATACTCAAACAGTTCAAATACTATTACCATTACGGGCAATCTCATAGGTGGTACGGGTAATAATAGCTATGGCCTGTACTCTGTTTCTGGCGATGTTGTCACTGTAAATGGCGACATAATCGGCGGTTCAACTATTAGTTCATACGGTTTGTATCACGGTGGTAATGTTTCGGCGAAATGTACTGGCAATTTCATCTCATCGCCGGCCTGTTTTGGCGCAGCAGTGGGAAAAATTGTGAGAATGTCAACAAGTAAAAGTTCTAACTATTTCCAACTTTACAATGAATTGGCCGCAGTTGTCAAATTAACTGCTGCAACAAATTCAAATCCATTTAGAAGAATAAATAAACGATACGGTTAGTAAAGGTATTTATATATGAATCAGATAAAAAGATTTTTAGGATGGCAATTATTACGGTCTGTAACACAGGCTGATACTCCACTTGCTGCGGCAACGATGGATACTAAACCATCATACGCGATGGATATTACAATGGAAGGATTAAATAATATTGAATTAATGCTTGCAGCGACCGGAAGCGACAACGGAACGGTTGTTGTAAAGCTATGGGGTGGCAGGAACAGAAACTCCGGCCCTGCACAGCTGATTGCAGCGATTACATTCACGCTTGGTACTATGGCTGTAAACAAAGACCCGCAGACGCAAGAAGCAACGACACTGACGCGATATGCAGACACGGCGGCGGTTACTTCATACTGGCCGACGGATATCAAGGCTGTAAACAGCGGCAATAATCTTTTGTGCGGTGTAAGTTTTGATGGTCTGGATTTGGCCTGGCTTGCAGCAGAAATTATCACACTTACCAATGTTACAAAGGCAAATGTATATTTGGGGACATTCAGCTAATGGCAGTACAGGTCTCAAATTTTGGTAAGTCAATTTGCAAAGTAAAAACCTTGTTCTTTGACAGTCCGGCTGTGATTGCTGCGGTGGATACTGCAACACGAAAAGTCTTAAATCGTATTGGTGGTATGCTCAGGCTTACAGCCAGAAGGTCTATCAAAAAAGCATCCACACATTCTGCGGTAAGTAAGCCCGGCAAGCCACCTCTAAGTCATACGGGCTTATTGAAAAATTATATCTGGTATTCATTTGACCCGCAGAACAGTTCGGTTGTTGTTGGCCCTGTGGCACTGAAGGCCAAAGGTAAAGATGTGCCACACACACTTGAATATGGTGGGAAGACAAAAGTAAAAAATAGGAATGTCCATATAGCTCCAAGGCCGTTCATGGCCCCATCGCTAAATGTAAATGCGCCGAAAATGGCAGCTTTATGGAAAAACAGTGTTAGAAAATAATTTATTTTTATAGGAGTATTTATTATGCCGGCAGCAGATTTTGTATTAGGTATCAACGCCAAGTTGTATTGGGGCGCGGATGACACAGCCTTGGGTTCACTTACCGAGGCATCAAACGTCAAGGATTTAACTGTGTCAGTTTCCGCAGGTGAAGCTGACATCAGCACTCGCGCAAACAGTGGTTGGCGGGCAACGGTTGCAACGCTGCGTGAATGTGAATTGTCGTTCACTATGAACTGGAAGCCTGGCGATACGTTTTTTGCCGCTGTTAAAACAGCTGCATTGAACAGTACAACTCTTTGTCTTGCGGCATTGACAGGTGCAAAAGATGCACAGTACAGTTCCGGCCCTCACGGCAATTTCGCAATCACAAAGTTCGATAGAAAAGAAGGTCTCGAAGAGGCCATTACCGTTGATGTGACCGCAAAGCTGGCGAAATTCACAGCTTGGGTTGACGTGGCAGGTTCATAGTATTTTATATGAGGTGTTAGATGAAAACATTTACAGACAGTGCTGGCAGGACATGGACAATATCGATGACTATCGATAGTGCAAAGCGTGTTCGTGATTTAATGCAAATCAATTTGCTTGAGCCAGAGGCAGGTGAGCCTCCATTGCTTACAAGGCTTGGTACCGATGAGATATTGCTATGCGATGTGCTCTATTGTCTTATCAAGCCACAGGCAGATACATTAAATATTTCAAGCGAGCAATTCGGTCAGGCTCTTGGCGGTGATGTGATACTTGCCGCCCAAACGGCATTCTACGATGAGATAATTGATTTTTTCCAGAAACGGGGTCGAACCGACAGGGCCAAGGCGGCAGCGACTCAGCAGAAGATGATAAATCTGGCGATAGAGCAGGTGACGCAGAATCTGGGCAAAATCGACCTCGACAAGAAACTGCAGGAAATATTTGGCGCTCAATCTATCAGTTAGCAGGTTTTATTGGTGTTGACCCCGCACCATTGACACTGCGTGAGCTTTGGTGGATGTCTGAAGCGATAGAACTTCGTGACCGGATGGAATGGAACAGGGTTTCGGCATTGATGGCGTTGCTGTGTAATATAAACAGCGACCCCAAACGCGGCAAGACGTTTCATCCGGCAGACTTTAATCCGTATTTTACAAAGAAACAAAAACAATCAAATGTAATTGAGGTCAAGGATGAAGAATCCAGAAGATTGTTTAAAGAAGCCTTTATGGGAAGATTTAAATAATGAGTAAAACAGGTGCAATCAAGGCAGGCGCAGCATATGTCGAATTATTCGCTGATAAAAGCGCATTGATGCGAGGTCTTCGCACAGCGGAGATGAGCGTAAAAAAATGGGGTGTTGCAATCTCGGCGTTTGGGACAAAGATGATTGCCGCAGGTGCTGCGATTATTACTCCGCTTGTGGGCGCAGCAAAATACTTTTCCAATTATGGTGACAGTCTTGCAAAGATGTCAAAAAGGACAGGTGTTGCGGTAGAATCTTTAAGTGCACTCGGATTTGCAGCCGAGCAATCGGGCAGTAATCTGGAGACAGTGGAAAAAGGTATCCGCAAGATGCAGCAGAGTATCCTCGATGCAAATATGGGCTTAAAGACCACAACCGATGTTTTTAATATGCTCGGATTAAACGCAGAATCTTTTAAGGATTTAAAGCCGGAAGAACAGTTCAGATTACTTGCAGACAGAATCAGTCAGATAGAAGACCCATCAAAGCGTGCTGCGATAGCTATGAAGATTTTTGGCAGGAGTGGAACGCAGTTACTGCCCTTATTTGAACGCGGTGTAGCCGGTATGGATGAATTGATGAACGAGGCAAAGAGCCTTGGCCTTGTAATGTCAGGCGAAGATGCAGAGGCAGCTGAAGAACTCAACGATGCCTTAAATCGTATGTGGCGCACTATAAAAATGTCATTTGCAAACATCGGAGCATCGGTTGCCCCTATCCTGACGGACTTTGCGAATAAAATTGCCGTTGTTGTCGGTCAAATATCGAACTGGATAAAGGAAAACAGAGGTGTTGCGAATATGGCATTATGGCTTGGTGTTGCCCTCGTATCGGCAGGCGCTGCGTTTGTTGTATTCGGCAAGGCATTGCTTTTTACGAGCAAAATATTCGGAGTGATACGCAGCAGTTTTGCAATCTTAAAAACAGGCTTGATGTTTTTGATGTCACCGATTGGTCTTGTTGTCTCGGCGGTTGTCAGTTTGACAGGCGCGTTTTTATATTTTACAGGTTATGGCAGCCAGTTATTGAATTG